CTACAAAATGATTGGTGACCACCATGCAAGTAAGTGCATTTTAATTCCTTTAAAAGAATTATTTCAATCAAAAAATTTAACTTAACCAATCCACAGGAGGATTAATCCATGAAGAGAAGACTCTTAATTGATGGGGACATCATAGCTTATAAAGCTTCGACTATGGCAGAGCATAGTATTAAGTGGGAAGACTCAACAGTTTGGACATTACACGCTGATGAGAACCACGGAAAATATCTTGCACTATCAGAGATAGAAGATTTAAAAGAAAATCTAAAAGGTGATAGCATAACAATTGCACTAACAGACGGTGTTAACTTTAGAAAAGACATCTTACCTAGCTACAAGGATAATCGTAAAGCAAAACGTAAACCTTTAATATTAGGGGCAATTAGAAAATGGTTAATTGATGAGTATGACGCAATCATTTATCCAAACTTAGAAGCAGATGATGTTCTAGGTATTCTAGCTACACAGCCACAGAAAAAAGAAGAACGTATTATATGTTCACTTGATAAAGACCTTAGACAAATTCCAGGTAAACTTTGTCAAGACGGTAGAACAATACAAAAACTTTCTAAAAGAGATTGTGACCACTGGCATTTAATACAAACATTAACTGGTGACTCAGTTGATGGATTTTCTGGCTGTCCAAAAATAGGAAAAGTTACAGCACAAAAAATACTTAAAGATAAAAAGTTACCACTTAAAGAACAGTGGGAACTAGTTGTTAAAACATATGCCAAAGAAGGTTTACTAGAACATGACGCTTTTCAACAAGCTCAAGTTGCTAGAATTTTAAGACATGGTGAATACAACAAGAAAACTGGTGAGGTAACTCGATGGCAGATATAATTAAAGAACCACCTCATTATACTAAATGGAAGATTGAACCAATCACTTTCATTATGGAAAACAACATACCGTTTGCTGAAGCTAACGTAGTTAAATACGTAATGCGTTGGCGTGACAAGAATGGCATTCAAGATTTAGAAAAAGCTAAACGGTATATTGACATGATTATTGAGAAAGAAAAAAAAGAAGAACAACAATTAAATTTAAATCTAACACACAAAATAAATTATCCGAAAGACGAGGAATAGAAATATGGACTATAGTAAAGACGCATTATTATCAGACGCAGGACTGAGAATATTAAAAGATAGATACTTAACAGAGGAAGAGCAAAGTCCTCAAGAAGCATTCTATAGAGTATCAAAAATATTTTCAGATGATTCTGCTATGGCTGACAGAATATATTCTTATGCTTCTAATCTATGGTTTATGTTTTCTACACCTGTTTTGACTAATGGAGGAACTAAAAGAGGAATGCCTATTTCGTGCTTTCTTAATTATGTACCAGATAGTCGAGTCGGATTAACAGAACACTACACAGAGAATGCTTGGTTAGCTTCAGTGGGTGGAGGAATTGGTGGATATTGGGGACACATACGAAGTGACGGAACGTCAACTAGTGGTGGCTCACAATCATCTGGTTCAATTCCTTTCATGCACGTAGTTGACTCAGAAATGTTAGCGTTCAGTCAAGGTAAAACAAGGAGAGGAAGTTATGCTGCATACCAAGATATATCACATCCAGAAATTGAAGAGTTTATTGAAATGCGTAAACCTAGTGGTGGGGACATTCATCGTAAGTGTCTTAATCTGCACCATGGTATTAATATCTCTGATAAGTTTATGTCTGTTATTGATAAATGCACTGTTGACCCTAGTGCCGATGACAGTTGGGAACTTGTTGACCCACATACAGGACGAGTGGTTAGAAAAGTCTCTGCTAAAAAATTATGGCAAAAAATTCTTGAGACTAGAGTGGCAACTGGTGAACCTTATATCAGCTTCATTGACACAATCCAAAAGTCTTTGCCGGAGTCTCAAAAGAAAATTGGATTAAAAGTACATCAATCAAATTTATGTAGTGAAATTACATTACCAACAAATGAAGAACGAACAGCAGTATGTTGTTTGTCTTCTCTTAACTTAGAAACATATGATGAATGGAAAACAAACAATAACTTCATACCTGACGTGGTTCGTTTCCTCGACAATGTATTGGAGTATTTTATTAATAACGCTCCTGATGTTTTACACCGTGCTAAGTATTCTGCTATGCGTGAACGTAGTATTGGACTGGGGACAATGGGTTTCCACTCATATCTACAAAGTAAAAAAATTCCTTTCGGAAGTGCTTTAGCTAAAGGTCAAAACATATCTATGTTTAGACATATAAAATTACAAGCTGAAGAAACTTCTAGAAAACTAGCAGAAGAAAAAGGTGAAGCACCAGACATGGTAGGAACTGGATTACGTAACGCACACTTATTAGCTATAGCGCCCAACGCTACTAGCAGTATTATTTGTGGTAGCACTAGTCCATCAATCGAACCACTTAGAGCAAATGTTTATAGTCAAAAAACTATGAGTGGTACTTTTTTAATGAAAAATAAATATCTAGAAAAATTATTAAAAGAAAAAGAAATAGATAATGAGACTACATGGAAAAGTATTTTAGCTAAACGTGGTTCTGTCCGTCATTTAAAAGAATTATCTGATTGGGAAAAAGATGTGTTTGCTACTGCTATTGAAATAGACCAACGTTGGGTTATTGACTTAGCTGCTGACAGACAGAAATTTATTTGTCAGTCACAAAGTTTAAATATTTTTGTAACAGCAGATGTTAATATTAAAGATTTACATTTACTACATTTGTCAGCTTGGAAAAAAGGATTAAAGACTCTTTACTATTGTCGTTCAGAAGCAATCAAAAGAGCAGAAATAATTTCAACTAAGATAGAAAGGAAAGTTAGACCAGACGCAGAAGAAGACGAGTGTCTAGCTTGTCACGCCTAATGCCAAAAAAGAAAAACAATTTATTATCAAGTGACGCAGCACATGAAACTAGGTCTAAATATAAAAAGACTAGTATTGGTAGAAGACCAAGCACAAGCATGATGAATAAAAAGAAACGACAAGGAAGAAACAGAAAACAATTAAAGAATCGAGGACAAGGAAAATGACAGACAGTAGTATATTTGACGACATGGACAAACCAAGAAAAAAGTATTGCACTTGCAACACAAAGAAAAAAGAAAAACAAACAGTATTATGGACTGTGTATCATAGTGTCTTAGTAATTGAGTTACTAATATTAATTATTATAGAAGGAGTAGAACTATTAGGATGAGTTTATTAAAAGAAAGAAATCACTACAAACCGTTTCAATACCCATGGGCTTTTGAAGCTTATGACCAACAACAAAAAATGCACTGGCTACCAAGCGAAGTGCCTTTAGCCGAAGATGTAAGAGACTGGAATGAGAGATTAAATGATAAGGAAAAGAATTTAATTACACAAATATTAAAGTTCTTTACGCAAGGCGATGTAGATATTGCTCAAGCGTACCTTGATAATTATATTCCAAAATTTAAACCACCAGAAATAAGAATGATGTTGTCATCTATTGCAACAAGTGAAGCTAATCATGCGCATTCTTATTCATTACTTAATGATACTATTGGATTACCAGATAGTGAATACAAAGCATTTCAAGAATATAAAGCTATGGCTGACAAACATGATTATCTTTTTAGAAATAAAGGTGAAGGTATAGAAGGTATGGCTAGAGAACTTGCAACGTTCTCAGCATTCGGAGAAGGATTGCAGCTCTTTGCTTCTTTTGTAATGTTACTTAACTTTCAAAGATTTGGAAAAATGAAAGGTATGTGTCAGATAGTTACCTGGTCCATAAGAGATGAAAGTCATCACGTAGATAACATGATAAAATTATTTCATGCTTTAATAGATGAGAACAAACATATTTGGAATGATGATTTTAAGAAAACTTTATACGATGTTGCAAGAGACATGGTATCATTAGAAGATAAATTTATTGACTTAGCTTTTGAACAAGGTGGAGTAGAAGGTATTGAGCCAAACCAAATTAAACAATACATACGACATATAGCTGACAGAAGACTATTACAATTAGGATTAAAACCTAATTTTGCTGTCAAAGATAACCCATTGCCTTGGCTTGATTGGGTTTTAAATGGCGTAGAACATACAAATTTCTTTGAAAACCGTGCTACTGAATATGCAAAAGGTAGTATGACTGGAAATTTGTGGGGCTAATAGTACCCATATTAGAAGGAAAAAGATATGAACCCTTTAGATGATATACAATTACCATACACAGTGGAAGAACTTGTTAAAACTTTAGACAAAGTTTTTCCAGAAAAAAGTGCTGATTTGAAAGATGATGAACGTACAGTTTGGTTCAAAGCAGGACAAAGAAGTGTGGTTAATTGGTTAGTCGAATTAAAGAAACGTAACGAAGATAACTTATTAGGATAGGAGAAATAACTATGTGCTTTTCATCAACGAAAACCCCACCTGTAGTTACAAGACCTGACCCTAATATTAAATACGTAGACGGTAATACATTTGACCCAAAAGATAGTCCACAAGAGTTAGATACAACTCCAGTGGTCAGCGATAAAAAGAAAAAAAGCAGTGTATCTCAATCATCAGATGTTACTACAACACAATCTAGTGATTTAACAATACCAAAATATTAAAGGAAGGAAACAATTATGTGCATGGGAGGAAACAGAGGACAACAAGTGCAAGAAACTATTACTCCAGTTAGACAAGCAGTTTCATCAGGAGATGAATTAGCACCTACTATTGAACTAGCTTCAGAAGACGCTTTAGAAATAGCAAAGAAGAAGAAATCAAAAAAAGGTACAGTCGCTATGCAAACGGATTTAAACATCCCTGGTAGTTCTGGAACAATTATATAGGTAATTTAAAATGGCAGAAAATTTAAGCAACACGGCAGAAAGCCGATACAATTCTCTGTCTGAACAAAGAGAACACTTTTTAAATCGTGGAAGACAGTGTTCTGAATTGACGATACCAACTTTAATTCCAGAAGATTCTCACGCCCCTTCACAAGATTTTTATAGCCCTTTCCAATCTGTTGGAAGTAGAGGTGTAAACAATTTAGCCAGTAAACTCTTACTGTTGCTACTCCCCCCAAATCAACCATTTTTTAGATTGGCAATATCAGGCAAAGCTAAAGAACAAGTCGATGAACAACCACAACTTAAAACAGCTATTGAAAAATCATTAGCAAAAATTGAAAGAGAAGTTATGGGTAAGATTGAGTCACTTGCAATTAGAGTTCCAATATTTGAAGCAATCAAACATTTAATTGTTGGTGGAAATGTTTTATGTCATATGCCTAAAGAAGGCAGTATGAGAGTTTTTCCTCTTAACCAATATGTATGCAAGAGAGACGGTGAGGGAAACTTATTAGAAATAGTTGTAAAAGAAAGTGTATCTGTTTTAGGATTAGACCTAGAAATTAGAGAACAAGTTTTACAAATGATGAGTAAAGAAGACGCTCAGTCTGAAACTCATTGTGATTTATATACACACATTTACAAACTAGATAATAAAAAATATTATGTATGCCAAGAAGTAAAAGGAATAAAAATTCCTACTTCAGTTGGTGAACATAACGTAGACCAACTTCCATGGTTAGCTTTAAGAATGATTAGAGTTGACTCAGAAAGTTATGGAAGAAGTTTTGTAGACGAAGTAATTGGTGATTTGAAATCGTTAGAAGGATTATCACAAGCGCTTGTAGAAAGTGCTGCGGCTTCAGCTAAAATGGTTTTCTTAGTAAAACCTAATTCGACTACAAAGAAAATGGATATTGCAAAATCTAGAAACGGTGACATTATTTCTGGAAACAGAGACGATGTATCAGTATTACAAGCAGAGAAATTTTATGATTTACAAACAGTAGAGAAAGCAATTGCTAGACTTGAAGAAAGATTAGCATACGCATTCTTACTTAACACAGCAATTCAACGTCAAGCAGAGAGAGTTACGGCTCAAGAAATTAGATATATGGCTAATGAACTTGAGACTGCTATGGGTGGAATTTATTCTTTATTATCACAAGAATTACAATTACCTTTAGTCTCTCTTCTTATGACAAGAATGGGAAGTAAAAACGAAATACCAAAACTTCCAAAAGGTTCTGTAAGACCAACTATTATTACTGGTGTTGAAGCACTAGGTAGAGGAAATGACTTACAGAAACTAAGAGAGTTTGTAGGAGAGATAGGACAGTTAGCACAAATGAACCCTCAAGCAGTACAATTATTAAACATAGGTGATTTAATTGAAAGACTTGCAACAGGACATGGAATTGAAACTGAGAACTTAATTAAGTCCCCTGAACAATTACAAGCAGAACAAGAACAACAAATGCAAATGCAACAACAACAACAAATCATGGACACTGCACAAGCAGTTGCACCTAAAGTTGCAGACAACGTTACAAAACCAAGAGGATAATAACAAATGGTAGAAAAAGTAGAAATAAAAGAAGCTGAAACAACTTCTGATAAACCAACCACACCAGACGCAGCTCAAGATAAAACTTTTGAGAATGAAAGCAGACCTGAGTGGTTACCAGAAAAATTCAAGAACGCTGAAGACATGGCTAAAGCCTATGGTGAACTTGAAAATAAATTAGGACAGTCTGAAAATAATAATAATAAAGACTCAGAACCTAAAAAAGAAGAAGGCAAAAAAGATGACGCTGACTTATCAATTGATAAAGCAGAAAAAGCTGTAGAAAATGCAGGGTTAGATATGTCTTCTCTTCAACAAGAATACAACGAAGGTGGACAGTTAGCTGACAAATCTTATGACGCTTTAGAAAAAGCAGGAATACCTAAAGATTACGTAGACGCTTTTATTAAGGGTCAAGAAGCTATTGCTCAACAAACTTCTAATACACTGAAACAAGAAATCGGTGGCGCAGAAGCTTATAACAATATGATGACTTGGGCTTCAAACAATTTAAGTGAAGCAGAAGTAAATGCGTATAACTCGACAGTAAATGGTAAAGACATTGAAGCAACAAAATTAGCAATCGCAGGATTGAATGCTAGATTTAAAAATGCTGAAGGTGTTGAACCTAATTTACAAACAGGAAACAGACCAAGTACAAGTAATGCACCTGGTTATCGTTCTTGGGCAGAAGTTACACAAGCAATGTCTGATGAAAGATATACTTCGGATAATGCTTATAGAACAGACGTTCAAAATAAATTAAAAAATAGTGAACTGTAATGTTACTAGCTTTAAAAAAACTATACGAAGCACGTATAGCTGAACACACATCTATTATAGATATTTATTTACAGAAACCAGTAGGTATTGGTGACCATGATAATTTATTAAAAGTAATAGATGAACGATTTGAAAAACTAACGTGTGCAAAACACTGTTTAGAAGAACTGGAGAAAATAATAAATGCCGTACAAACCAAAACCGAAACCAAAGCCGAAACCAAAACCAAAAAATAAGAGGTATTAACATGGCAAAGACAGGACTCTACGCAAACATTCACAAAAAACGTGCTAGAATTAAAGCAGGTAGTGGTGAAAAAATGCGAACAGCAGGTACAAAAGGTAGACCTACAGCAGCACAATTTAAACGAGCTGCGAAAACTGCCAAATCATAGTTGTGTTACCTATTTAGGTAGCAACTGCTAACACAAAGTTAAAGTCCATTAACTTGACCGTTCCGAGGAACGACAATCTTGTGAAACATACTTGAAATTTGTGAAAGCTTTTTAAACAATAACAATAGAAAAAGGAGACAATTATGTCAAACGCAACTCCGGCTTCCATTGGACGAGTAAACGCTTCTGGTTCAGAAGACGCATTGTTTTTAAAAGTTTTTGCCGGTGAAGTTATTACTTCATTCGACAGAGCGAGTAAAACACAAGGTGCTGACAGTACAAGAAGTATCAGTAACGGTAAATCTGCAACGTTCCCAGTAATGGGTAGAACGACTGCGGCTTACCATACTCCAGGTGCAGAAATACTTGGGTCTGATGTAAACCACAACGAAAAGGTTATTACAATTAATGACCTTTTAATCTCTTCAGCTTTTCTTTCAAACATTGAAGAAGCTAAGAACCATTGGGATGTAAGAAGTGCATATTCTACTGAAATCGGTAGAGCATTAGCATTCCAAAAAGACAAACACGTTCTACAAACAATCGGTCAAGCTGCACAAGCTTCGGCTTCTGTTACTGGTGGAGACGCAGGTACAGTATTAACTAATACTGCTATCGCTTCTGCAACAGCAGCAACATCTGCAAACGGAATGATAGATTCATTGTTCGATGCTGCGAAAACATTAGACGACAAATATGTACCGGCTGACGGTAGAGTTTGTTTCTTAAAACCTGAAATGTACTACAAATTAGCAAACGCTACAAACGCAGTCAATGTTGACTTCAGTGGTGGTGCTAACGGTGGTGTTGCTTCAGGAAGGGTAT